TAAATTAACTTTTGATAACGGCGAGACATTGACATGTACCCCCGATCATAAAATTCCAGTATTAGGAAAAGGATTTGTTAGTGCATCCGAACTAACTGCCGATGATAGTTTAATTTCACATAATACACAACAAACACCCATTACGACTGGAAAAAAACATAAAGATAAAACATATACACAGGTGTTTGATCATAACAAGAAAAAATGGATTTATGTTCATAGAATGGTTGCTAATTTTATGAAGAATAAAACTCTTCATGAAGAGTTTACATACTTGGACGAAAATATAAATTTATCTAAAAATACCATTCATCATAAGGATTATACAAGAAATAACAATAATCCAAGTAACTTATGCTTTATGAATAAAGAAGATCATATTAAGTTTCATAGTGAAAATAATTTCTGGAATGTTGTGTCAGATGCCGAGGCAGCACGTATCAAAAATAAGATATCTATTAAAACCAAACGTAACTGGGATAATATGAATTCTATTGATAAAGCTGTGGCAGTTAATGATATGCGAACTATTCAACAGAAAGCAGTATGGATGCGCAAAAATGATCCTGAAACTAAGGCATCTTATGCCAAAAATATGTCTGCATCTCAAAAAATACGCATGAAAGAAAATCCAAAGGCATTAGCGCAATTACTCAAAAATGCTGAAAATAGAGTTCCGTTTAATAATCAAGAGATGGTTTTAACACAGCAAATGTTAGGTAGAGTTGTTAGTATTATAGTAAAAAATAATACCACCACAAAAACTGAAGTTTTAAAGTTATGCGATGCTGATTCCATATTAATGAATATGTTTAGAGATGCTAATCCCAAAACAAAAAGATTATGTAAAATTGATTTTGACAAATGGGGATATAGTAAAATGGACAAACTTATAACCCAAGAAGGTTATAGTAATTGGAAAGATTTTACTAAAAAAGTTAGTCAATATAACCATAAAGTAGTGTCAATTGAGTATTTGGAAGAGACAATGGATGTTGGCACGATTACAGTTGATGGACTAGAAGAATATCATAACTATCATACTTTTGCTATTGATGCCGGAATATATGTTAAGAATTCAATCAACGAAGACTATTTCTTCCCAACAACTGCTGATGGGCGTGGTTCATCTGTTGATGTCTTGCCGGGTGGTGACAACTTGGGCGAAATCAACGATTTGCTTTATTTCAACAATAAAATGATGAGAGCAATGCGTATTCCATCTTCATACCTACCTACTGGACCAGAAGAAGGCACACAGACATACAACGATGGTCGTATGGGAACAGCACTGATTCAAGAAAAGGTATTCAACGACTATTGTATGCGTCTTCAAAACCTTATTGCCCCAACATTTGATGATGAGTTCAAGGTATTCTTGAAGGACCGTGGATATCAGATTGACAACTCAATCTTCGACCTACGTTTCAACGAGCCACAAAACTTCTCAGCATACCGTGAAGTCGAAGTAGACAGCAACCGTATCGGCACGTTTACTCAGCTTCAAGAAGTTCAAGGAATGTCAAAGCGTTTCCTTATGAAGCGTTATCTTGGTCTATCCGAGGAAGAAATGGAAGAGAACGACCGTTTATGGCGTGAAGAAAACCTCGAAGAAGAATCAACACCGCTTACTGGTGAAAGTATGCGTGGTCTTGGTATCAGTCCCGGTGGTTTTGATTCAGATATGGATATTGCAGACCCTGACCAACCAGACCTTGGTATGGAAGGTGATGAAATGGGTGGAGACCTTGCCGGTGGAGAAGCTGCCGGTGGCGAACCGCCCCCTGAAATCTAATCCTTGGCTAAATAAGAGAAAGAGGATTACCCAAACATATGTTCTTGACCGAGTTATATTCTAGAAGCGACGACAACCCAGATTACCGTGATGATTCCGAAGACAGTTCGAAAGCATTCAAAGGTGATACCAGAAAAACACGTCTTACTCTTGCTCATATAAACAAACTTCGTAGAATGAACGATGCAAGAACTGTTGAACAAGAACAGAAAATCAAACAAGTACAGCAACAGTACAAGGCTCCTTCCGGTGACGAATCGGGTGGTATGGGACTATAATTTACCAAAAAGGCTTATTTTTGCCTGTTTGATAAATAAATACACAGTTATTTCTAAATACCTGTATAGAAGCCCTATAACCATAAACCTTAAAGGAGTTTAATAATACTATGAGTAAGAAATTTGAAAAACTAATCGAATATGTAGTCAACGAAGACATGGAAAAGGCACGTGCCATTTTCCACGATCTATGCGTTGAAAAGTCACGTGGAATCTACGAGAACCTTCTTGATGAAGAAGAGCTAGATGAAGCAGAAGACGAAGAAGAACTAGAAGAGTCTGATGACGAAGATGAGGACGACGACGATAAAGTTGAAGAGTCCTTCCGTGATGACGACGACGACGAGTTCAGTGATGACCTTCCAGCAGAAGATTTTGTTAATGACATCGAAGCTGACGAAGCTGGTATGACAGAAGAAGGCGAAGACGAATTTGGTGGCGATGAGTTCGGCACCGACGACGACATGGACATGGAAATGGACGGCGACGACATGGAAATGGACGGCGAAGAAAATATTGAAGACCGTGTTGTAGACCTTGAAGACGCTCTTGATGACCTAGAAGCTAAGTTCAACGAAATCGTTGACGGCGGCGAGTATGGTGACGAAGACGAAGAGGGTGCTGACGACATGGGAATGGATTTCGGCGACGAAGAAGAAGAAGATGGTATGGACGACTTTGATATGGACGATGAAGGTGACGAAGAGGAAACTGAAGAGTCATTTGTTCGCGAATACAAAGAGAAAGTTGACACACCATCTGGTGACAAAGAAGTTGGTACTGGCGGAAGCTTCTCTCCTAACAACAAAGACGTTGTTGCGAAGAAGCGTGAAAAAGGTTCCATCGACATTGGCCGTGGTAGCAAAAAAGAAGGTTCAAAGCCAAGCGTAGGTAGCTATGCAGACGGCATGGACCCTCGTGACCTCGGTAAAAAGAATGGCGACGGTCCTAAAGCAAAAGCACCAGCAGCTAAAAAAGAAGACCCCGGCAAAGGCAAGGGTCCAGTAGCTAAGAGTCACAACTAAGAGAGACTCCTAACGGAGAGGGAAAATATAGAATGGCTTCTTATTTGAGAGAAAACCTTACCTTCAAACAGGCACAGATCGTTGTCGAAACGTCTAATGAAGGTAAGGAACTCTTTATGAAAGGTATATGTATTCAAGGCGATCAACTGAACGCTAACAAACGTGTATATCCGACTAACGAGATTTCCGGTGCTGTTCAGCAGATCACCGAAAGATTAAAAAGTGGCGAATCAGTATTGGGTGAAGTCGATCATCCAGATGATTTGCAAGTGAACTTAGACCGCGTATCCCACCTCATTGAATCAATGTGGATGGAAGGTGCAGACGGTTACGGTAAACTAAAGATTATTCCAACTCCAATGGGCAAGCTTGTGCAAACCATGTTGGAGAGTGGAGTTAAGTTGGGCGTCTCATCCAGAGGTTCTGGAAACGTCAACGAGGCAGATGGAAAAGTTTCTGACTTTGAAATCGTAACTGTTGATGTTGTTGCTCAACCATCGGCACCCGATGCATATCCAATGGCAATCTATGAAGGTCTTATGAATATGCGTGGGGGTCACAAGGTTCTGGAAATCGCCAAAGCGACCGGCGAAGATCAAAAAGTCCAGAAATATCTACAAGAGGGCGTTTTACGCCTTATTAAAGACCTAAAACTTTAGGAGAAAAACAATATGTTTGAGGCTCTAAAACCATTACTAGAAAGTGATATTGTCAACGAAGAAACTCGCCAAGCAATTCAAGAAGCTTGGGAGCAAAAAGTTGGCGAAATCAAAGAGCAAAATAAAGCGGAACTCCGTGAAGAGTTTGCTCAAAAGTACAATCACGACAAAACTGTGATGGTTGAAGCACTTGACAAAATGGTAACTGAAAGTCTAGACGGTGAGCTAAAGCAAATCGTCAAAGAAAAGAAGGCACTTGCTAATGATCGTGTAAAGTTCAACACGAAAATGACTGAAGCGGCAAAACGCTTTGACCAGTTCATGGTTTCTAAACTAGCTGAAGAAATCAAAGAACTGCGTTCAGATCGTTCGGCGCAGATGAAAGCAATGGGCAAGTTCGAAGACTTTATGGTTCAAGCACTAGCAGAAGAGATTGAAGAATTTCAAACTGACAAGAAGCAGTTGGCTGAAACTAAGGTAAAACTTATTACCGAAGCTAAGTCCAAAATGGCTACTATTCAGAAGGAGTTCATCAAGCGTTCCGCTAAGCTGGTTGAAACCGCAGTTTCCAAAAACCTTTCTCGCGAACTCCATCAACTAAAAGAAGACATCCAAGCATCACGCAAGAACGATTTCGGTCGTCGCTTGTTCGAAGCCTTTGCTTCTGAGTTCAGCACTTCACACCTGAACACAAATGTTGAAATCAAAAAGCTTGAGAAGAAGCTTGCTGCTAATGAAAAACTTGTAAACGAATCTCGTACCAAGGTTTCGAAAGCTGCTCGCCTCGTTGAAAGCAAGGATCGCGAACTGCGTATGACACTTGATCGTGTTCAGCGCCAGAAGGTTATGTCAGAACTTCTACAACCATTAAACCGTGAGAAAGCAACTGCCATGCGTGAACTTCTTGAAAACGTAGAAACCAAGAAACTAACACAGGCATTCGACAAATATCTACCAGCACTCTTGAATGAGCGAAAGTCTTCCAAATCATCTAAGCAGATGGTGAACGAAAACAATCGTCAAGAAAAAACTGGGGATAAAACACATAAAAAGCCAGAAGCAGATGTCTTTGAGTTAGACAGTATGCGTAAATTGGCTGGCATTAAGTAAAAATAGGAGACAATACAAATGTCACAACCACTACTAGAAAGCCGTTGGAATGAGACCAAAGGAGCATTGCTCGAAGGTCTAGACGGCACACAACGCAAGAATATGTCTATTATTCTTGAGAACACAAAAAAGCACCTACTTACCGAAACAGCAACAACTGGCGGTACAGCACATGGTAACATCGCAACTCTTAACCGAGTAATCTTGCCTGTTATTCGTCGTGTTATGCCTACAACTATTGCTAACGAACTTGTTGGTGTTCAGCCTATGCAGGGACCGGTAGCTCAGATTCACACGCTACGCGTTCGTTACTCCGACACAGTTACTTCAACTGGTTCGACTGGTGCGACCGCTGGTGAAGAAGCTCTATCACCTTTCAAAGTTGCTGAAGCATACTCTGGTGCAGATACGACTACAGACGCGAACAACTCTGGACGTGCGGCTAACACTGCTACTCTAGAAGGTGATCCGGGTCAGCGTATGTCTATCCAGCTAGTAAAGCAGCCTGTTGAAGCTAAAACACGTAAGCTATCAGCACGTTGGACTTTCGAAGCTGCACAAGACGCAGACGCAATGCACGGAATCGACATCGAAGCAGAAGTAATGGCAGCACTTGCTCAAGAAATCACTTCTGAAATCGACCAAGAGATTCTTGCATCACTTCGTGCACTAGCTGCAACAGAATACACATACAACCAAGCAACCGTTTCCGGTACTGCTACATACGTTGGTGACGAACACGCAGCACTTGCTGTTCTAATCAACCGTCTAGCAAACAAGATCGGTCAGCGTACTCGCCGTGGTCTTGGTAACTGGGCAGTTGTTTCTTCTGAAATGCTAACAGTTCTACAGAGTGCTTCAACATCAGCATTCGCACGTACAACTGAAGGTACTTTCGAAGGCCCAACGAACCAGAAGTTTGTTGGTACACTAAACAGCACCATGAAGATTTATGTTGATACATATGCTTCTGACACCACACCAGTATTGGTTGGTTTCAAAGGTGGTTCTGAAACAGACGCACCAGCGTTCTATTGCCCGTATATCCCGCTAATGAGCAGCGGTACGGTCCTAGACCCAACAACTTTCGAACCAGTAGTTAGCTTCATGACCCGTTACGGTTATGTTGAGTTGACCAACACTGCTTCGAGTTTTGGTAATGCCGGTGACTACTTGGGCGAAATCGCTGTAAGTAACGTATCCTTCCAGTAAGGTTATACAATACATATAGTGGTTTTACTTAGGTAAAACGCAAGATTTAGGGAGAAACTTTAGGGTTTCTCCCTTTTCTTTTATATAGACTTTTAGTAATCACTTGCGTTATAATGATAAAATGTATAAACGATGGCACGGCCCTAACTGTAAATCAATATAATTTATACTTGACTCCACCCATATCATATCATATCATATCATATACTCCATTATGAATAATATTTGTAAAATAGACAAATACGGCACCAAACGT